AAACTGGAGTGGTCAATGTTGAATTCTCTTGGACTTACAAGATAGTTCAAGATATTAGATAATGCACGCGGAATCATATCGTCCAGAATATTTAGATGGAGTATTTGGACATTCTGAAATTAAAGAAGAATTGAAAACTTATTTGAATTCTGATTTCAAAGGATCTATTTTTTTAACTGGTCCACCCGGAATTGGTAAAACAACTTTAGCTTTATGTTCAGCAAGAACTTATGGATTCTATCCTTTAGAAATTAACGCTTCTTCAAGTATACGCAGTTATGAAGATGTTGATCGTCTACGTGATTCCTGTAGAGGATCAATAAATATTCATTCATTATTGATGGGAAATACAAAGAAAACATGTGTTATCTTAGATGAACTAGATGGATCAGATCCTCATGCTCAAAATAAAATTATAGAGTGGATTAAAGATCCATTGAGAACTGTACCTATCATATGTACTGGAAATGAAACACCTACTATCTTGAAACGTAATGATATAGTAAAAATTCTGAGATGCTTTCCACCATCAGCAAAAGAAGTTGATATACCTGGAATCCACGATCTCTTAAAAGAATGCCAACATGACTTGCGTCGAGTCTTTCATCGTTTACAATATGGTCAATCAGCTCCTTTACCTAAATATATTTTGCCTCCTACAGGAACTCCTTGTGAAAAAGCGTTTATTGAGACTCAGAAGATGTTTGGCTTGCCTGATCCCCTCGGATATCTCTACGACAAACTGGACAGCGAACACTGGTCGAAAACCATGTCTGAATACACGTTCGATGATAAGTGTGCTGGCACCCCCTTAGTTGACATCCATCAGTCTGAATTGAATCCTGACAAATTGAACATGCTTGTTGTGAAGAAGATTCCAAAGGAACTAGTTCATGAGCAACCTGAGCAGGAGTAGGTGCTACAGTAACACTTTCTAAAGTTGATAAGTCCATATTAATTGGAAATGTAAATGTCAATTGTCTATTCCGATTCATTATAGATCCAATTAAAGTGATCAATCTTGATTCTTGTTCAAAAATTGTTCTAGCAATTTCTGATCTATCTTGCCAATACATAATTCTATCTAGAGCACGAGTTCGGGCATTCACAGAATCGCGTAATAGTTGTAAAATAATTTCATCCATTATCTTCTATTGGTCTTTTTACGTTTAGATGTCTTACGCTTATGTTTACGTGTTTTTCTTCCTTGTCCTGAAGGTTCAGGAGGATTACCTGTAAGTTCTGTAACTTTATCTTCAGGGATCCAACCTGAAATTCTTTTATCATCCCATGTAACTTTATATAAAGTTGTATTTTCTGGATTACCTTTAGCTGTAGATTGAAAAACTGATCCTTCTACAGCTGGACCAGTTCCATAATCAACTTTTACACGACTACCTTTAAGGATTCCTTTTTGTCCACCTTTCATTATTTATACACATTATTTTCGGAAGAATGCATCTAAAGGACCACGTTTTTCTTTACGTAGATATGAAGCTCCTGTAAACAACAAAGACTCCAATTCTTTTTCTTTGAGAGCCAGAACTTTTAATGTAGATTCTTCTTCATCTAACTCAGGAAATTCAGGATACTTTTTAGGAATGTATCCCGTAATCTGTTCAATTCCTAATGCAAATAGTTGAGCTACCGGATTTTGTATTTGATTTGTTATATAGAATTCTGTATCTGGTTTCAATTTCTTTTCACGAACATAATCTAGGTTCTCAATTCTGTCACCTTGTTTTCCTGATCTACCAGCTACATATACGTAAGCAATGCGATCGCCAACTTGTGGTTTGTTACCAGGATCTCGGGCTGTCATTCTGTCTGCTAATACACGATGAGCAATTTGATCAGGATTTTTATAATCATCGCGTAACTGTTTCGTTATAACAAACTTTTCCAGAGGAACTTCATTTTTTAGAACGGTTACCAAAGATGTTTTCAAGAATTCTTGGGCGTTTTTCAGAGATCGCTGTTCAAGCAGAATATCTAAACATCCGCCATAAACATCTTTAACTACTGGTGCTGAATCTCGTCGTTTCAATGCAATACCCATAAATTTACGTTTACATTTAGTTACATCGTCTTCATACATCAGACCAATATAACGTTTGCGACAAAACAAAATAAATGGAAAGAATGTTTTCTCATATTCAATTTTATACGGTTTGCGACATAAGGAAGTAATACGGTCTGCAGCTTGTTTAGCTAGTTCTATAGATTCACCAAGATCTTTAGTTGGAAACTGAACAAAGATTGAATCTGTATTGTGTACAATTAGGGATCCAATTCCTGCTTGAAAATGATGATTCTCAGTTGTCAAGTCATAGACGTATCCGGAGTAAGGAATCTCGTATAGTTTCTTAATCTTTTGATGAGGTTTGGAATATTTCTTACAACAAGTAATTCTGTATACATTTTGTTTATCCATACGCGTATTAATACTGACTTTATAACCAAGTTTTGTGGCCAAATAAGCAATTTGAGCACAGGTAGTTTCATGTTTTTGATCGATTCTGATATTACCTGTCTTATCACCATCAGCATCATACAAACCATCCCAGAAAGATCTGGCCATTTCAGGAGAACCATTCAATACAAACTCAGGGATATTCTTGCGTTTATCGACATAGAGTAGATCTCTATATTTCTCAACAAATTTCTTAATTGATCCATAATCCCTACATCTTGGCACAAGTTTGTATACACTTGAACTTTCAATCGTATTATTAATTACCCATTCCATTGAAGGATAGACTTTTTCACAAAGAGTTTTATAAAATTCAAGAAGTTTCGTATCTGCGTTATTCAAAGCCCATGATGATTTCATTCCTGAAGGACATTGATATACACCACATGAACCATCTCCCATAAAGAATCCCATAATACGGAGTTCATCTAGATCATGAGTCATCGTATTAAAGTCTGGAACTTCTGTATGTAAAAGTTCATCGCCTACAATCAGGTCACGAGGAGATATTTCTGTAGCATCTGGTTTCAGCAGAGAATGATCATCAGTTACGTCGACACATCCTGCGTGGGTCAGAACACGAATGATCTTTTTATGAGGAGCTAGTTGATGACGAATGATACGTTCAAGGTCTGTCCATCCTTTATCTGTCCATGATTGAACATCAAACAACTCTATATATTCTTTATCAGAATCATGACACTTTTTCCAGTCGCCTAGTCTACCAAGTTCTTCCATACTCATGATAACAATCTTATCTTTGATTTTTAGTGTCACTGGGGTATAACCAGTCACGCTATCTCCGTAGATAACAGTTGCTCCAAATTCAGATTCAACAACTATCTTTGCTTCATGAATTCTGGCTCTACCTAGAGCAGTTGTACACGCAGCAACTTCAAGTTTTCTGATTGCCGAAGATCGCGAACCGCATTGACCATATACGGAATTAGCTACTGTTTTATAGGCAAGTTGAAGACCGTTCAATACGGATTTACGAGCATCATCAGGTTCTACTTCCATTTGTTTACGAGTTTCTTTACGCTTTTTAAGCAAGATATCTAAAGTCAAAGGAAGAATACCTACTAATTCTGGATTTCCTGCTTGAACGAATCCACATGTTTTACGACCTCCTGGAATATCAAACGAAATTTCATCTACTGGATACTGAGTTTTTATCCCAGTTTGAGAAATGATACGTCCATCTGAATCATATGTTTTTGTGTAGACCAAAGTGTCTGGAGACAAATTAAACGCAATCATATTCGTAGGGTACAAAGAATTGAAATCTAGAACTGGAATAGGTTGATCTAGATACATTCCAATTTTTGGAGGTAGAACAATAGCACCTTCATAAGACATATCTTCTTCAAATGTTTCTTGAGTTACTAAAATTTGGTTTCGTTTAGAAGCATAGAAAACAACAGCTGAATAAATTTTAATTCCTTGACCACGTAGAAAGATATATTCTACAGGAACACGACATACATCGGCCATTCCTCGCGCATTAACCAATGTATCTAATTTAGCCATCAAGGTGAGAACCAAATCACAATCTTGAATACAATACTTTGCAATTTCTGATCGTTGTTCAGGTGTACCTTTATGCATTTTGAACATTTGAGCAGCTGAAACATCATCTTTAGAGAATGACCATTCCAATTTAGAACGGTCTTCCAAAGGAATATCATCAAATGTATTCACATCTTCTAATTCAATAATAAACTTTTTAGGAAATACTTGGGATACTTTGAATTTCTTTCCATCAGCATAAGGATTAATCGTATTCGTAACAATATCAAATCTGACAAAGTTTCCTGCGAATAAGCCACGAGTTGACTTGGTATGAATTTCGTACATCCTAGTTTCAGCTCCTGAAATATTAATGAACTTTGTAACTTTGTCACGTAAGAATGTTGATGCTACAGAATCTAATTTATAAGAATCTAAATTTTGTTCACGACGAATACTGAGAAGCAAATCAATAGTTAGGCGTCCACACACATCTAGATATCGAACAGCATATTTTCCTGAAGCTAGTTCAAATGTCTTTCTGACTGTAGGAAGATTATCACCTTGTTGCCACGGATCACATCTTCCTAAAGAAAGTTTTACACCTAGCAAAGAAGCACGTTCAGCAAGGTATCCATCATCAAATCCAAACGTATTATATCCAACCAGAATATCAGGATTTTCATGGTATAATACTTGCTGAAATTTGAGAAGCAAATCTTTTTCGTTCTTACAGGATATGTATTTTACTGTATCAGAAGGAACACATGTTCCCGAAACCAAAACAATACGTTCTACAGGTGTCATCAAATCATCAGTCCATCTTGTTGATAATCCAATTTGAATAATTTCATCTGATCTGTTTTCCGCAACCGGAAATTGGCCAGATTCAGAATAGACTTCTAAATCATAAGATAAAGCATATAAAGGAATTTCTGTATCTATTGGTTTCAAAGATTTATATGGAACGATAAAACATTTATCTACTCGAAGATCATCTTGTTCTTCAGAACCTTCAAAACTGAAAGCTGAAGCAGGATTTAGTCCTTGTTCATGAAATAAACGTAAATAAGGAGGTAAATTAGATTCAAATATATCACCATCAGAAATAATTCTGTTACCAATCTTAAGACCATTTTTTAATTCACGAGCTACGTATTTAAATGCCCATAATGCAGAAAATTCAAGTTTCCATACATCAATAGGTTTCAATTCGGAAAATCCAGACATAGCATCTAGTTTCTTCTCTTTTGTGATTTTTGCTTGAATAGGTGTACCTTTAGAAGATTTTAGAATGGATTGAATATCAGAAGATGATTCAGAACCAGATCTCAAATAAAAGTAAGGACGGAATCCTGTTAGACGAACTCGTGCAATATCTCCTTCACCAGTTCGACCGTATGTGTCTACCACATACTTAAAATTATGATCACGTTCATTCCAAGAACATGGTTGGAACATCTTTTATGATAATTCTTGTATGATATACCTTTTTCGTTTTTCTTGTTCAAAACGGAAATAAAATTTATTGTAAAGTAATATTCATTTAAAATGATTCGTGTACTTATAACATTATTTGCTAGTGTTTACAGTTCTAAACCAGGGCCAGCTTCTGATGGAGGTGGTCCTACTTTACCAAATGGAACATATACGTTTCCAACTTGTCACACAGGTTTCATGTCCCCTATTGTTACATATGAGGAGACGAATTCATGTGCTAAAGCTGGTACAATTATAGTAGTTTTAATTATTCTTGTACTATGGGTATCACGATGTTTTATTCCGTGTTTTTATGGACCAGCTTATTGTATACGTCGTAGACCATTAACTTCAGAGCCAGAATTGGCAGTCTAAGTTATAAATGGTTTTTATCTGAGCAATGGATATCGTCCAGCCTGTCTGACCAAAAACTTAGGATGCATACTTAAAGGATTAAAATATTTTGCGACTACATCTTTGACAATTATGGGATCATAAGGTTTACAACTAAATACATCAAGGTACATATCATCCGTTTCTTCAACAAAATGGGCTACAATATTAGATGTCTCGATGAGTTGGACTAATGTAAATCCTGCTTTATTTCCTGATCCAAAATGTTGGACTTGAGGGCGACCGTATGGAACCATATCAATTTTTTTGACAAGATCATCAGAGAATGCCGTAATAATTTTTGGACAACGAATTGCTCCTCGCATACATTTAGATGAATCAAGAATTAAATGATACCCCCAAGACATTGATTATATATTTTAGAAACATTTCTTTCTAAGCCACAAATAAGAATGGACTACCCTTTTTTTCATGCGAATGCTCGTAACAATAATGTTTCTGTAGATGCGTCTGCACGAAATAACCAGGCCACTTACTTTGCAAATAATCCAGAATCTTGTGGAAATGGTTCTGCCACGAAATTTGCAGGTGAATTTATTGGACTGACTCCTCGTGGAAACTTTGGTAATTCTCCTGAAGGTGGATGCGCAATTGATCTTCAAACGGATATGCGTAATGGCGATCCATCTACAGTACGTCTTCGTGGTCCTAAACAATTATTCCAGCGTCCATGGGCAACCACACCATTTATGGGTATTGGAGATCTAGAAGGTATTCAAGATCAAAGTAGAGTAAAGTATGGTTATTCTACTCCTAATCGCAAAAGTATTCAGACAGTTATGGACCGTCAGTTTCCTGTTTTTCAACCTTTGATTCCTGAACGGGAAGCTGACATTTCTGAGAGCAATCATTTTGTTGAGAAGTTTCTTCGGGGAGGATTTGCTTCTCGTCTGGTGCCAAATCAGAGAATCGATTTGCGCTAAGAACTTCTGCGTTTTTAACTTCCATCTCAGCTAACGATTCACGAGTATCATCAAAAAATTTCTGTATTGGCGTTCGTTCTTTTTTAGGAGGAGGAGCTTCCATGAGTAAACATACAGCTTCTAAAACAGTGCCCATTTTCTTGAAGGCGTCTTCAGCATCTTCACGAGAACAGAATGTCATTTCCATAATTTTCTCCACATCAGACATTTTTTATATGACTAGAGTAAACAACGTGAAGATGATTTTTATTGAACATCTTTGTCCTCCAGCTGTTCTGTACCTGATTTATATCATGGTACATATTGGTCTAGATCTTGGGTTAGGTATGTATATCACGGCTGCAGTCAAGTTAGTTACCGGAATCATTTGCGTTGTCCTTCTAGATTCATTCTGTGAAGTTGATCTAGGAATTGTATCTTGGGTTGTTATTAGTACACCATTCATTATCACAGCTTTAGCAACTTCAATTGCTCTAGGTATGAATTTAGATCGCGGTCTACAAAGTCTAGCAGTTGAACATTTTTTCACTGGAAAAAAGGATGCTTTGGTAGATACTTTAGGTCCCGGTGAACCACCGATTTCAACAAACTCATCATATTAATAAAAATGTTCTGGTGTCTAACAAGATTTTTCCGTTCTATTGTAAATTTGTTGTACACGGAACAAACTCATTATTCTTGTAAGCTTAAACGTCTTGGATCTAAGATGGAACCTTTGAAATGGACAGTTACAATTCCAGAAAATACAATTTTATGTGAAACAGTATCTAAACTTTATTTGGGAGAGATTACATCTAAAACAAAAGTATGGTATTCGGACGAAGTATTCATTCGTGAATCTGAAGAAGAACGATTTGATCGTCTTGATCAGAAACCAGAATGTCCATGGATCTGGATTGGATGTGGAGAAACCGATTATTCAAAAGAACTTTCTCAATACGTTGTTCACGGAAATTTGATTACTAAAGAATTATTGGCTGAATTATTTGAAGAAACCGAATGGTCGTATATTTGTTCCAAAACGTTAGATAAGAAAGATTTTCCTCTACATGGTATAGAAATTAGTTAATTATTATATATCATCTTTTAAAATAAATGTCGTCCACACAGTTTTCATTAACACTTGGTGTAACTGGTGGATATTTTGGTACTGTTATTATTCAAGGTCCTACTGGAGAAACTGTCTCTGTTGATTGGGGAAATGGAACTTCTTCAACAGCTACATGTACAGGTAATAATTTGGTGAATGTATATATTAACAATGGTAACTCACACCCATGTGGTTCTACTGTAACTATTACAGGACCTAACTCGATAACTTATTTAGATTTGTCTATTGGTACATATAATGAAATAACTAGTATTACAGGAACGTATCCAACTTCATTAACTAATTTAACTTTACCTATTTCTGGTCCTACAGTTATTGATTTAACCAGATGTACTAAATTAACTACTTTATCAACAGTACCTTCATCAGTAACTTCCTTATACTTAGCAGGATGTACTGGATTAACTTATTTAGACTTAAGATCTTGTACACTATTAACAAGTGTAACGTTACCGTCTTCATTAACAACATATATTGCTCCACCAAAAACTGTAGATTTAACTGGGATTCCCACTTCTTTAGGTGGTTTATACTTAGACGCATGTACTGATTTGAAAGGATTACTAACGATT